GGAGGCAGTCGAGGTAAGGCTTGGCTCCGAAAAGGTAGAGGTCCTGGCGGGCTTGTAGAGCGTTCTGGTAGGTCATTCCGGTCCCTGTCGGGGCACCTACCAAATAGGGCATATGGCTCTCGATGGTGGGATATGTGGACGGATCGAGCCGAGGCTGATCTCTCCGGTCGCGAGCTCTTTGTCTCTCGGCCCTGCCCTGGCCCAGTTCGCCTCGCGCCATATGGGAATCGACCTTATGCCCTGGCAAAAGATTGCCCTCGATGGACAGCTCGCCGTGAACGATCGAGGCGACTTCCTATTTCGCGAGTCGCTGGTCTCGACTGCTCGACAGCAGGGAAAGAGCGTCGCGCTTCGTGCTCTCGCCGGATGGTTTCTAGCGGAGGAAGCACCCCGGCGCGGGAAACCTGTAAATGTCCTGCTGGTAGCGAACAAGTTAGAGCGTTCGCTGCCGATGTTCAGAGATCTCGCTCTCTATTTGGAGGACCATCACGGAGCAGAGGCCCGCTGGGGGAACGGCTCCCAGCAGGTCACTATGCCCGACAGGTCTACCTTTCGAGTCGCAGCTGCGCGGGACAATGTTCACGGCATGACTCTCGACCTCATCCTGGTCGACGAAATATGGGACATCGCGCCGAGCGTTATCTATGACGCGCTTAGGCCCTCGATGATCGCAGTCAAAAACCCTCTGCTGTCTATGTGGTCAACCGCTGGCGATCAAGGCTCTACCTTGATGCTTGGCCTCCGAGAGAAAGCGATTAGCGCGATCGACTCCGGTAAACCCGGTCGACTATTTTTCGCCGAATGGAGCCCACCGCCAGGATCTAATCCCGACGATCGAGCCCGAACCTGGCCCTGGTCTAATCCGGCCCTCGGCGAGACTGTCAGCTGGGAGGCTCTCGAAGGAGCCTACGAAGGATCGGACCGCGCTAGTTTCCTGCGAGCCCACTTGAATATGTGGGTAGCTGCGACAAAATCCTGGTTGCCTCTCGGCACCTGGGACAAGCTCGGCCCCGTCGACATTCCAGCTGGAGGCGTCCTTTCGGTCGATACGTCCGTCGATGACTCGCGCTATGTAGGCGTCAGAGCTGTCCCGAATGGCGACCGGATCGCTGTCACCGTCGAGTTCATCGTCGACTCGCTCGATCGTTGCTGGCAGGAAACTCTGCGAGTCATGGCGGACTCAACTATCCAGCTCACCGTGACACCCGGCCTCGAAGGAGTCATGCCGACCGAACTAGCGCGCCGAACCACTATCGTGGGATATGGCGAACTACTCCGCTACACGCAGGTAGTCCGGTCGCTCATCCTTGAAGGTCGCCTCCAGCACGACGGATCGAACATTCTCGCCGAGCACGTCTCCAGAGCTGTCTCCGTTAAGACTCAAAACTCGATCGTGCTGTCCAGCCAAAAGAGCCCCGGCCCGATCGAGCTTGCCCGCTGTATGGTGTGGTGCTCGGCGATCGCAGCTCGACCAGCCTCAAAAACGAAAGTCGCTTTCGCTTTCGGATGACTTGACTTATCCACAGCCTGTGGATAACATCCGGCTCGATGGCATTTTTCCAGCGTCGAGCGACCACCGCGCCAGCTTTCGGTTCGGACATCCGCGCAGCTGCTGGAGCAGCTCAACAGGCCACCATTAACGCGACCTACACCTGGACTATCGGCACTGGGGAGCTTCGAGCCCTCCAGCTCCCGACCATTTCCAGAGCTCGCGACCTCATCGCCTCGATGATCGGCTGTCTCGACTTGCGCGCCTACCGTCTCGCCTGGGACCCGCAAGAGGAGTCATACGAAAAAATCTATGTCGAAGGGGAGTCCTGGTTCACTCGACCGGACCCGGCAGTGACTCGGAACTTCATTATGGCGAACACCTTTTCGGACCTGCTTTTCTACGGTCGAGCCTTTTGGCTGATCACGTCGCGCTACTCGACCGGCTTTCCAGCGTCCTATAAATGGCTTCCAGCTGCGAACATAAACACGCTTGACCAGGCAGGCCCGCAATGGTTCGGCCCTTCTGACCAAGTTCAATTCAACGGAGTTGACGTCGACTCGACGAACCTGGTCCAGTTTCTCGCGCCCTCTATGGGCATTGTTTACTCGGGTGCTGCTGCCATTGACACCGCCTGGAAACTCGACAACGCAGCACGCCGGTTCTCATCGAATGAGATCGCAGCTGGTTACCTTCAGCAACGCGGAGGGGAACCGATGTCTGCCGACGACCTCGGCGAACTCGCCGCTGCTTGGAGCATCGCCCGACAGCGCAACGCCATCGGCGCGCTTAATGAGTTCGTCGAATGGAAGGAATATCAGTCTGATCCATCGCGCCTCCAGCTGGTCGAAGGTCGCCAATATCAGGCCCTCGAATTGGCTCGCCTCGCCAACATTCCGCCCTATCTGGTAGGTGCCCCGACAGGGACCGGAATGACCTACCAGAACGCTCTACAAGCCCGCCAGGACCTCTACCTTTTCGGAGCTAAGCCATACCTCGACTGCCTCCAAGAAACGCTCTCTGGCAACAATGTGCTACCAGCTGGTAAGCACGTCGAGTTCGATCTCGACGACTACCTCGGCGATAACGACCTCGTAGACAGTCCGCTAGTGACGACCCCAACCTCAGAAAGAGTCGACGTCGATGCTTAAACTCACCGCAGGCAATTTCACGATCGACGCAGCTGCCCCCGATGGACAGCCTTCACGCTCGATCACCGGCCTCGCTGTCCCGTGGAATGTCACCACGACCGACAGCCTTGGCACAAAAGTAATGTTCATGCCAGGATCACTCCCAGAGGACGGTCGCCCGCCCCGACTACTCGAAGGCCATGATCCGGCTAAGGTGCGCGGACTCGTCTCCGAACGAGTGAACACTTCCGAAGGAATGATGTTCACCGCGCGCCTAGCTTCGACACGCGACGCCGACGACACGATGGCCCTGCTACTGATGGGGGCTCTCGATTCTGTGTCGGTAGGCGTGATCCCGACCAAGTTCTCGCACTCGACAGACGGCACAATGCTCGTCGAGGAGGCACGCTGGACAGAGCTGTCGATCGTCGCCGAGCCCGCTTTCGAGCAGGCCCGCATCGAGAAGGTCGCAGCTGCCAGCCCAGAGGACGAACAGTCCGACGAAAACCAAACCCCAAACACCGACCAGGAGGTCGAACCAATGTCAGAACCAACTCAGGTCGAAGCATCCGCTCCGGCAACCATCCCCACACTGCCTCTCTACGCTGAACCGCGGCGAGAGTTCAAGCTCCCATCGGTCGGCGAATACATTGCTGCGTTCGTCGCTGGAGGCTCCGAGTTCGCCCAAATGAACGCCAACATCAAGGCAGCAGCCCCCGACGTCACCACCACCGACCTCGACGGAGTGTTGCCGATTCCGGTTATCGGTCCGGTCTACAACAATTTCCGAGGACTCCGCCCCGTGGTCGACGCCATCGGAACTCGCGCAATGCCCCAGTCCGGCAAAGTGTTCATTCGACCAAAAGTCACCACCAACACCTCGATTGCCTCTGTCACGCAAGGCACGACCATCCAGTCCGGAACCTTCGTCGTGGATGACATCCAAGTCACAAAGAACATCTACGGAGGGTACGTCGAGCTCTCAGAGGCTTCGATCGACTGGTCCTCACCGGAAGTGTTGAATGCCCTGATCGACGACATGGCCCGCATTTATGCGAACCAGACCGACGACGTAGCAGCCGACGCGCTCGCCACCGGCACCACGAATACCAACAACTTCACCGCTGCGAACCTTGCTGATCCGACCGACTGGATCACCTGGATGTATACAGCTGCGAGCGACATCCTTTCCGACTCGAACGGATGGCTACCGACGCACCTTTTCTTGTCGCCGGTCGCATGGAAAAACCTCGGCAAGCTGGAGGACAGCTCCGGTCGACCATTGTTCCCACAGGTCGGCCCGATGAACGCTTTCGGCACCGCATCGCCAACCAGCTACAACGGCAACGCTTTCGGCTTGGAAATCGTCGTCGACCGGAACCTGCTCAACACCGGAAACGGCACGATGATTATTGGACACCCGGACGGCTTCGAAAACTGGGAACAGCAGAAAGGAGTCGTGTCGATCGAAAACCCGAGCCTGCTGGCCCGCACGATCGCATTCCGCGGGTACTTCTCGTCGGTCATGCTCGACGCTACGAAGTTCATTAAGGCTGCTTTCGTCTGATCGACGGAGGACTCTAGGATCATGGCGACATTCTCGATCACACATCATCAGAGGCTCGATGATGTCGCCGTGATCCAAACCTTGACACCGACCGACATCGCTGTCGGGCAG